GTATTCTATCTGAGTATCTTTGATCCAGGGCGCAAGGGCTTTGATGTATTCACGGGCATCATCCAGGCTGTTGGACTTGGTATCCAGAGCCATAAGATTGTCCATCACTTCCAGTGCATCGTTAAGGGGATAGACCTTATCCTGGGCAGCCAGAGCCCGGCAGATATCACTGGTACGGTCATCCAGGATCACCACAAGCTTGTAGTATCTGGCCTTAGCTTTCTTGTAACCCTGTAGCCTACCGAACTCTCGTATCCGGAGAGCAGTATGCTCTGCCAGTCCCTGCCAGTAATGTGATGATCTGTTTGCCAGGTCATTAAACTGATCTTTGAGGGTCTCGGCAAGCATCTCCTTTGTATAACCTTGCTCGATGGCTGTGGAGAGAGTATCAGCGAAGTTCTGCCGGATATCGGATTCAAAGTGGTTACCGATCCAGAACAACTGCTGCTTCTGGATGGTGGATGAGAGATGCTGATCTTCGATGCCCCAGAGCCCGATGCTGGTCTTGGTTGGGGCTTGCACTTGGGTGTCCTTGAGTCCGAGCCGCACACAGCGGTCTATTATAGCTTTGGTGGGCTCATTGACCATTGCTGCGAAGTCATCTCCTAACTGGGTATTGATGATACCCATTAGCTTATCTATGGAGTCCTGGTTGATCTTCTCAACTCTTGGCATATCACTGAGCATTTGGATGGCAAGCCGTGTAGTATCTCTGATCTCGGTCTTCCAGGCATTATTGAGGACCCGGTAGTACTCAAGCATGAGCTGATCATAGTAGTTCATCAGAAGCTGAATCTCCGGACTTTGACTCTGTTCCTGCCAATATCGTATTCCGAGAAACGCTCCAGACATCCAGCCAAGGCATCACAGCCATCAATATAGCCATCAGGATAAGTGAGGAACTGGGATATTAGGGTGGGAGTATCCTGTCCCTCCGGAAAGAGTACCTTGGCTGTCTCGATGATGGTCTCAGTGCGTTCTATGCGCAGGTTCTTATTATCTTTGTTATCGATCCGCTTGATGCGGTGGCTTATCGGTGGCAGATTGTTATCTGTAGCCCACCGATCGAAGTCAGCAAGGATACGTGCCTGACCATAGGTAGTTTCACAGGCGGCTCTGGCTTTCACTCTGTAAACTCTATCCAACTCCTGATAGGCATCAAAGTAGTATCTGAAGAACTTGGTGTTCTCGGTCTGACGTATCCAGACATGGATAACGTAGAACCTGTTACCATCATAGCCTACGGAGATGACAGCTTTGTAACAACCCTTCTCTCCCCAGGCAGGATCGGCATAGAGCCAGACTCGCTTCATCTGGGATGGTTCAGGTAAGGTTCTATACTTAGTGAACCAGTGGTTCTTGAAGATATTCCCTTCGATCACCGGCTGACCTAGCATCTCCCTCTGATAACCGGTATGTCCGAACTTGGCTCGCAGGTTAGGAAGAGTGGCAGTAGGGTATTGCTCCTCCCAGTTGGACTTGCCATACATATCTTCGAGAGAGAATCGCAATATCGCTTTTTGGTGCGTTTTCAGAACCGACTGGTATCCAGAGGCGAAATCTGGATTATCGGCCCGTAAATCGCCTAATATGAGCTCCTGAAACTGGCAGATGGAGTAATTGGGATGTACCAGGTTACCGAGCCAGACGATCTTGCCATTTCCCTCCGGTGAGAGAGCTCCGGCAAGCTCCTGGGTGATCTTCTCCATGCGTCTCTTACCGATGGACTGGTTACCCATATTCTCTTCTTTGTCGATATCGTCACAGACGATCAGCCCGGGCCGTTTGGCTGTCTTGGGATTGATAGTTCCCCTATGAGACTGCTTGATACTTCTGGCTCTGATCCTGGCTTTATTCTTGAGATAGAAGTCCAAGTCAAAGCTATCCACAGGCTGCAGCTCAGGATAGTCCGTTGTGAGCCGCTTATTGTTCTGTAGCTCATGCAGAGTGAAAGCGGTGCGCTCCTGAGCCAGATCTATGTCTGCGGCTGTATGGATCACATAGCGCTCACCTTTGATGATCATCCAGATAGGATAGACCACTCCCATGAGAACCGTTTTGCCCAGCCCACGAAAACCGGTGATGGCGATGATGCCTGAGCCCTTATCAGTCTCATCGAACATGGTCTCATGTGCTGGGCAAAAAGGTAGTGGGAAGATATGCGGGAAATAGGTATGGCAAAAGAACGAGAAGGCATCCCAGCCTTCTGCAGTGGTGCGTCTTATCCGCTCTGCCTTGGCTTCGGGATTATCGTCTATAAAAGGCAAGACGGAGATCGTTTTGGATGCGATCTCCGTCAGAGCCTTGTTATGCCGCTGAATGAACTTCTTAGGCATAACCGGGTAACCCCCCGACGCCCAGGGGGGCGGGCGTCGGGGACCCGGAGGTCGGAGGACTGACCATGTCGGGCTGTTGGTTTGGAGGGTAGGTCGGGTCTGTAGGCTTAGGCTGGGGAGTCCTTATGTAGGATGCAGGAAGGTTAACCATTTCTCACTCTCAGGTATTCTGCCAGATCGTGCAGAATGCTTTGGAACTGCTTAAGCAAGGTCTCATGCCCTTTCTCGATCATGAAGTCGGTAACCTGATCCAGGAACTTGACGATGTAGTCGTTCAGTTCTTTGGAGGGCTGCCGGTCTTTTTGATCCTGCTTCATCATGCTAACTAGGCTCTGGATGGCAGTATCGGCAGGGTTCTTGGCATATTCCCGGAGCGCTTGAATGAGTGCCTTCTTGCGGGCTATGGCGATCTCGTGGTCGAGTTGGTTCTCTTCTTTGAAGAGCTCGTCCCACTTACCGCCTTTGATCCACTTGCGAACGGTGATATCGGAAACTCCGAAGATCATCGCCAGTTCATAGGGATCAGTCTTGCCGTTCAAATATGCTTCTTTGCAGTTGTCCCGCTTGATACGGAACTCACGGCTATTACTCATACTCAGGGCGTACCTTGTGCTTTAGCAGATAGAGGTTGAGGTCTTTACCGGAGCAGCGCAGCTGTCCGTTTTCTTTAGTTCTGAAAGCAGGCAGAGGATCACCTATGTCACGTATCCAGCGGTAGACGCTGGAGCGGTCGACCTTGAGCATATCGGCTATCTCATCGGTGCGGTAGGTGCGTTCATCATTAAAGATGCTCATCGTGTTCAATTCCTCTGCAGTGTTGGTATTCATAGGTGCCATTATTCATTCTCCTGTGCTTTTATCAAATAGAGATGCATTACGCTGCCACTCTTTCTCAAAGGGCAGGGAAGTTAAGGACGATCTGGCGGAACTGTCCCGACTCGTCACGTTCGTAGAAGTTGATATACTGCTTGGTGGATACCACTTGGATGGCCTGGTCGATCAGTTCCATAGCTTCCTTCCAAGTTTGATCCTTGATGTTGTAACGGCGCAGGCGCAGGATGCGGTACTTGGCGATCTCGCCTTTCTTATCGACCTGGAAGGCTTCACTGATGATGGCTCTTAGGTTGACGTTGGAGTCTGCAGACCAGGCCTTCAGACACTCATCGATCTTCTGCTTGGCGAGTTGAAGTTCGATGCCGAACTGGATGCGTTCCTTGAACCTGATCTCAACCCGGTACTTGCCGTCAAAGCTGTTGAGAACGGCATTGCCTTTCCAGTCCAGTCCATTCTTTTCGGCTACCTGCTGGAGATACAGCTCCACGTCCTCAAAGAACTGGTTCTTGTCAGCTACCATACGGTCATGCAGTTTGATAGCCCGGTTGATGGTCTTGGTTACGATGGCATCCTGTTTAAGAATCTCCGGCCTGATGATCGAGGTGGGGATGCTCTGTCCGTTAGCGTCAATACGAGTGGGTAGGGGCTTCTTAGCCTTGGGGGTCTTGGGTGTGTCCATTAGATGTCTCCTTATTATCTTTGGCTTTCTTTTCATTCTGTTTGATATAGTTCTGCAGCATTGCGATCACAGCTCTGCGCTCCTTCTTGTTGAGTAGGTTCCAGTGAGTTTTAGAAAAGTGGTTGATCATGAATGCCCTCAGCTCGGACTCGGTCCAGCCCGCAGTCTTCATAAGATGAAACATATACTTTCCCTGGCGGTCAAAGGTAAAGACTTGGGGCCTGCCATGCTTACGGTACTTGAGCAGGAGTGTCTTCAACTCAGTTAAGCGCTCCTCCGGCAAGGCTCTGAGTGATTCGCCATAGCCCAAGCCTTTGATGATGAACCTGAAGGCATCGAGCGGCCAGTGGAATTTCTTGACCCTGAGGCCATGTATCTGTTGACGTAGTTTTCGTTCTCGCTGTTCCTGAGTCATAGAATGCCCTCGCTGTTTACTTGTGATTAGCGGTTTTAGTAGTTCTTTTACGGTGAGGAGTGTGCTTAATACCACATTCCAAGCGTTTCTGCCTGATGACGCCTTTCTTGATCACCGAGCCAACCCTGAAGGCCTTGCCTATGTCCTTGGTATAGTATCCGGACTTGCGGATACCCACCGCATCGACTGAGATCAGAGCCTCCAGGTAGAGATAAGCCCACTGGCGGCTGCGCTGCATCTTGGCAGCCAATTGCCGGATGCTCTTTATCTGGCTTAGTTCGAGCAGGAAGCAGATATCTTGGCAGGCCTTGAGGTCGAATGACCAGTTGCCGCAATGGATGGTTGATACCTTGGTAGCATACCGGCCCCGGTTAGTTACATAGATATCCTCGTATTTGGATACCCTGCGGATCACATTGCCCATAATGAGCTGGTTTAGGCGCTCCTGAACCACATCCCGGTCTACTCCGGTGCATTCACAGATCAGATCTAAGTTGAAGTAGCTGACGAAGCGGTCTACAAAGCGGTCGATCAAGATACCTTGCTCGTTCATAAGGCCCCCTGGATATGGTTCATAGCCTGGATGGGATTGATCTTGCCGCTGGCTTCGAGCATGTGCATTATCTTGATGGCTTTTCTCAGGTTGCCGGCAGCGTTGTGATTGATGTAGTTAACCAGAGACTCCGGGCAGGGGATGTTCATCAGCTCCGTGCCTAACATTCTTATATCGTCCTTGCTCACCGCTTCGAACTCATAGAAGTAGTTGCAGCGGTCGAAGTAGTAGGCATTGATCTGGTTAAGCCTGTCCATAGCATTCTGCATGCCCACCAGGATCACCACTGCGAAGGTCTCATCCACCAGATCTCTGATCGATCCGAGTAACTGAGGATAGCGGAAGGCATAGTCGATCTCATCGATAATAATGACGGTATCCTCATTATCAAGCAGTAGTTGGATACATTGCTTATAGATGTTGTTGGTGGTTCCCACTGGGAGATAATCACCCATGCCCAGGCTCCGGTACAGGTTCTGCAGCAGTTCCTTGGCGAAAGTCTTGGGAGTGGTTGTAGCTTCCAGTCTGATATACACGTATCCCCGGGCATAGGAGACGCGGCTGGCATAGGTGGTCTTACCGAGGCCGGGTCTGCCATACAGCATACCCAGTCCCACCATCTCCAGGCGGGGACGCTTGAGCAGGAAGTCGATGCATTCATCGGCTTTTTTGACGTTGTGGATCGGTACCAGTTTACCTTGCTTCATCTAATCCTCCTTATTTGATTCCGATCGTCTTAAGCATTTGTTTGAATTCCTCATCATCGAAGGGATCGAACTCACTCGTGCCTTCGATAACATCTTGATTTTGATCGTTGTTGGTATTCTCTGGCAGGTTCGTAGTTGTTGCCTGATCCTGCTCGATCACCATCTGCTCCAGTCTGGCGATCTCCTCTTCCGGACCCGGTGCGGGAGCCTCGATCATGGCTGGTTGGATGAAGGTGGGGTTGTTATCGGCTGGGAGCTCGTTCACGTAGCTTTTAAGCAGCTTATCCACCGATTCCTGATTGCTGCGGACGAACATCCGGGTCCGCTGTTCGGTCAGCCGCTGAAGCTTCTTGATCTGAGTGTATTCCTGGCGGTATTCTTTATGCGACTTGCTGTTCTGCATATCTGCCTGGATGAACGGATGCTGGGTCTGGCGCAGGGCTGCCTGGCAGATGAAGACATCAGCTTCATCATAGACCAGCACCCATCTTGCGTCAGCCAGATCGTACCTGATCACCACCGGTTTGCCCATGTGTTCAACTAGGGCGGGATGCCAGTATTTCATCTTATTCAGCACCAAGCCTTCGTTGCGGATGGCCTTGCGCTCCACGCTCAGCATCATGAAGTTGAGGTGGGAGGGATTGACCAGTCGGTCAGATGGCTTGGGAGCCGAGTTGAATACCTCCCAGGGTTTGCGGTTATCCAGTCCCCGGTGGGGAGTGTTGCCATATACGTATCTGATATAGTAGCCGATCATCTGCATCGCTTCGTTGGTAGTGGGAGGTTCTGAGGTATAGAGCTTCTTTGCCCACTTCTCGTTACGCATCAGAGTGGATGGTTTATCGGCTACATTGGCACCACGAAAGCTGCTGATGAAGCGTTCGAACTGCTCCTGGAAGGTCTTGAAGAACCGCTCGATCACCTTGGCCTTGGCATTGTAGCTCTCGGCGAACTGGGCTTTGATCCCCAACTTGGGGAAGATGCCACCCAGTTCCTTGGCCAGGTCATGGCCTTCCCACTGTTCGTGGAACAGCTTGCTCTTGAAGGCCTTGCCATTATCGAGATAGACATACTGGGGCAGGGCTCCCCAGTTGAGGAAGCCGTTGCGGAAGGCAGCTTGGATGTGCTGGCTATCCTCGGTGAAGGCGAGCGTGGCACCCACCGGGTATCTGGAAGCCCAGTCGAAGACCATGATCATGGTCATGCGCTGCGCTTTACCCGTCTTGGGATTGACGATATCGAAGGCCAGGGTATGACCATCGGCTACCCATACTTCGCCCACACTCAGCAGTCTGCTATCCCGGTGGATGGTCTTGATGATATGCTCAGCCACGTACTTGCTGCCCTGCCGGGCTTGCTCCCAGATCGCCAGGTTATCGTCCCGCCATTCCTCGACCCAGCGTCTTAAGGTCGGTACTGAGCTGGGTGAGTCGATCAGGCCGGACTCGGCTTTGGCTTTCAGGAACTTGAGAGCGCTGCCGATGCTGATCCGGTTGGGATGCAGCAGGATCACCAGCAGCACTTTGCCTTCCAGCTCGGTGATCTTGCGTTGCCGCTTCTGATAGCGGTTGCCATGCAGAAGGGCATACATGTCCTGTTTGCTCTGCTCATAGCGACCCAGCCAGATACGCAAAGCTCTTTCGGTGCGTTTTCCCTTAAGGGCATATAGTTCCGGCACCAGACTGCCCTGATTGTATTCCTCAGTGATCAGTTCCCACTCCCGGCCTTTGGATTCGCAGGTATGGAGCCGATCCAGCACCATGCTGCAGAAGTAACCGAGGAGTTTGGCTTCGTTATCGTATTTAACGGGTACCCGCTCTTCCGGAGTGAAGTCGATGTATCCCTCTTCCTTATCCTCAAGATCGCATACCTCGCCTTCCAGGACTATGCCAGGATCAGGCTTAATGATCTCAGTAGGCTCGCTGATAAGCGCTGGTTGAGGTTTTGCCTTGGGTTTGATCTCCTGGGTATTCCCGATCAGGTCCAGTAGCTCCTGCTTGCCCTTCCAATCGGGATAGATGCTCTGATAGAGCTCCGCGTAGGCCAGGGGATCGATTTCATCATAGATGCTCATGCTTGTCCTCCTCGCTGTATTTGTAGATCAAAGCACTGTGTAGGTCCTTGCCATCCACTTTGAGAGTGATCTCAATGAAGCCGGCAGGCACCAGATGTCTGGCCTGGCAGTCTGCCATCTCCTTTATATATAAGGATGGCTCGGTAAGCAGGAAGGTCTTCATGACCTTATAGCCATCCTGCTCGACCAGGTGCTTATACACTTCGGTCTTGTTGCGCTTGATATTGCGCCATACAGTGCGGGTGGAGCAGCCTAATAGCTCCGCCGCCCGCTCCACGGTCAGCCAGACTGACCTAATCTTGTTCTTGCTCATGTTCAGCCTCTGCCAATAATTTTCAGCTACAGGTAAGACCACTGTGACACCTCCACTCCGGTGGCGTGTCACAGAGGTCGGATAATCTGTCACAGTGGTGGCCGCTAACCGGCCTGTCGATCTGTCACAGCGTTCAACATATCTACTGATCAGCATCGGCGGCTTTTTTCTCCGATTGGAGAGGTGTGTGACACCTGTCACAGAGGTCGGTGTGTCACAGAGGTCGTCCTTGACCCTACTCTCTCCTGGCTCGTAACTGGTCGCTTTCATAAGCGCCTCCCGTTTGTTATTGTTGGGTGCTACATAACTGCGTCGCAATAACTTGGGAAGTCCTTTCTGCTCTTTCCGGCAGGCTTTGAAATCTATCTGATACGAGCGGAAGAATCCGCCGCCGAATCACAACTATATAAATAAGCATTGACAAAAAAGATAGACGATTTATCTTGTCTACGGATGCATAATCTTACCCATACGGCAAAAGGTCAAGCGAAAAATGACCTTATAGGAGGAATAATGGACCCGAATGACGTCGGCAGCAGACTGGGAATGCTGATTAAAGCAATGAAATTGAAGCAGTACCAGTTCACAGAAAAGTTTGGCATCTCTGCCAATTCTTTGGACCGCTATAAGAATAATGAGAGGTTTCCCGACCCTCAATTCATGGCCAGATTGATCGATGCCGGAGTGAATGTGAACTGGTTGTTGAGAGGAGAAGGCAGCATGTTCATCCTGGCTCCCTGGGAGTTGGGAGATGATATCCGGACTACCAAGAAAGTCCAGATCGTGGATGGCAAACCGGTCTTAATGAATGATTTTGATACCACTTACGTTCGCACATCAGTGTTCCCGATCCTGGCGGAAATAGCCGCTGGACCTCCCCTCGATGTTCCAGAGGGTATTGAGCCAGCGGATACAGTCGAAGTCCCCACTCGCTATATTCCCTTCGGCACGGACAACTACATGGCCTTCAAAATCAATGGTGCCAGCATGGAGCCTCAGATTCTACATGGTGATGTCGTGCTGATCAAAAAGCAGATTACCTGGGATGGTCTGGATGGGAAGATATGTGCCGTCCGCTACGAGACTGGTATCACCTTGAAAAGGATACACTTCGATGAGGCTCATAAAGGAGTTGCCCTCCAACCCCTCAATAAAGACTTTCGGATCGAGTTTATAGACGCTGATCAGAGTCAGTGGTTAACGATGATCGGACCCCTGGCACTTCAGTTACGGCTCTATTAAATTCGCAAACCATTTCAGAAAATCTGATGTTCTGAAAATACCTTAAATTGAGGGCAAAATTGAAGGAATCGTGATATCGAAACGTCCAAATACGTCCAAAGACCACTGTGACACAGTCTAAAGCCAGTCCTATCTATCTCCCCAACCTATAAACCTTTAAGCCCTCTGTGACACGTGATATCGATTTGAAGGTTTGGGTGAGAACTTATATAAAGCTAATAATCTATCGTTTAACAGACCTTAATCAAGCGTTAATTATTAACGCTTGATTAAGGCCAGATTAACACTTGATTTATGCTGTCAAGTAGGGGCAAAAAAAGAAGCTTGAATTTGATA